ACATATACTTATGATGGTGCGAATACTCTTCCAGCAAATCTTCCAGTACCCTCAATTGCAAAACACCTTCAAAATCTTGTAGACGCTGATGCAGCGGAGGTAGTAAACAGAAATGCAGCAATTACTGCACACAACGCAGCCACAACAAATGTTCACGGAATAGCAAACACATTAAATCTTGCAACAAAAGCATATGTGGACTCTGAAATTATTGATGCAATTGATGGAACAACAGGTGCCTATGCTGAACTTGCTGGTGTAGGCCTAGAATGGAACTCTATTGATGATCAATTTGACGTAGAGCCAAGAATTTCAAATTCTGGAACTATTATAACTAAAACATCTGACTTTGTATTAGATAAAAATGATGTTAGCAAGACTATTATTTTGTCTACATCTGTTCCAATGAACTTAACTATCCCAGCAAATTCTTCTGTAGAAATTCCAATAGGTTATCATTATAATTTTGTAGAAATTGGAACTGGTCGAACAACATTTTTTGCTTCTCCTGGCGTAAGTATCGGTAGTAAAAATGGTCAACTTTTTCTTGATGGAAGATATAGTAAGGGAACTCTTGTAAAAATTGGAACAAATGATTGGGTTTTGTTTGGAGATATTTATGAAGGTGTTGCACCTACACCAGTTGCACCAACTCCTGTAGCACCTACACCAGTTCCTGTAGCACCAGTTCCCGTACCAACACCTATTGCACAGCCAGTTGCACCAACACCAACACCTACTCCAATTGTTCAGCCAGTAGCACCAACTCCTATTGTTACTCCAACTACACCAACAACTCCAGTTGCACCAACAACTCCAGTTGCACCAACAACTCCAGTTGCACCAACAACTCCAGTTGCACCAACAACTCCTGTAGCACCAACACTTTCATGTCCACCACCAGGAGACACTAGCGGAAGTTTCTCAGATCCATGTAGTTTTGATCCAACAAGATGTTGTGATAGCGATGGAAGACCTTATGTTCCACCGACACCTACAGCACCAACACCAATTGTAACTCCAGTTGCACCAACACCTATTGTAACTCCTACTGCATGTGTTTCAGAATGTATTTTAGATGACTATAGTTACTGTCTAAATGTTGGTTCTGATGGATACGGACAGCAGTGGACTTCAAGATATGACCCATGTGGCGTATTAAATTGCTCTGATGTAATGACAGAGGCTAGAGTATTCTGTGGAGTTCCATCACCAACTCCTGTACCAGTTACACCAGTTGCTCCAGTACAGTCTTGTCCCTTCCCTGGCATGAGCGGAAGTTATGACTCACCATGTGGCAATACATGTTGCGACAGCGATGGAAGACCTTATGTTTCACCGACACCTACAGCACCAACACCTATTGTAACTCCAACTACACCAACACCTATTGTAATTCCAACTACACCTACACCTAACCCTACTCCAACGTCAAGTTATGGTTCAGGATGTTACTATGCCTCAAATGAAGAGCAATGTCCAGGTACATTTAATCCTGACACTAATGAGTGTTGTCCAAATTTTAATGGAGGGGGAAGCACCCCCGCAAGTCCAACACCAACTCCTGTAGCACCTACACCAACTCCTGTAGCACCTACTCCAACACCTACCCCTGTTGTGACTCCTACTCCATCACCAACACCTACACCTGTTGCACCAACCCCAACAGCGCCAACTTATGGCCCAGGATGTTTCTATGCTTCAAATGAAGAGCAATGCTCAGGTACATTTAATCCTGACACTAATGAGTGTTGTCCAGCAGCAGCACCCACACCAGCAGCCCCTACTCCTGTAGCACCAACTCCTGTAGCACCTACACCAGTCACTGTAGCACCAGTTCCAGTACCAACACCTATTGCACAGCCAGTTGCACCTATATCATTGCCTTGCTCTCCAGTAAACGGAAATTGTGGCTCATCACCATGTTCTGACTGTGATCCAGGAAGAAGCGGTGTAGTACAAGACGATAGTTGTCCTTCAGGTTACAGAAATCTTTGTTGGACTGGCGGTAGTTGTCCAAACACAGGTGATTGCGTACCTGTTGCTCCAACTCCAGCACCTACCCCAGTAGCACCTACCCCAGTAGCGCCTACACCTGTAGCACCTACCCCAGCAGCACCTACCCCAGCAGCCTTAGACTGCAGCCCTTGTGACCCAGCACTATCTGGAAGTGCTTGTGGACAATATGGAAACGGAACTCTATGCTGGACACCAAGTGGCTGTCCAAATAGATGTGACGGAGACTATGCACCTACTCCAGTAGCAGCATCACCAACCCCTGCTGCAGCATCACCAACCCCTGCTGCAGCAGCACCTACACCTGCAGCATCTGCAGCATGTAATGAAAGTGTTACCTGCTGCTGGGATAGATGGAATGGATCATGGTACGAGACAGAATGCAATACAACAAATGGATTATGCCCAGACCAGGTTAATGGTTGGTGTTAATATGGTACAATTAATACTATGAAAATAAACATTTATAAAGAGAACTCTTTGTATATTATCATTAATGGAGAAAATGGTCTAGGTCATTTTTTTAAAAATATTGATGACTTAGAATATACTTTAGAGCCTAACCCAGAAAACTCAGAAAGACACATACTAAAGTACACACTAGGCGATGAAAAATTTAATATTGGAATTAGTGAGGTTATTGCAGAGTCTATATTAAATAAGTATAGAGCAGAGTTTATAAATGAGTGAAGAACTTACTCCGTGGGAAAGGTATAAACAAAACCTAGGGGAAACAAGACCTTGGGATCTTGCAAACCCTAATACTCAGTGGGCAGATGAAGAAAAAGCAAAAGAAAGATATTCTATCTGTAAGAGTTGCCCAGAATTGATAAAACTAACTAGTCAATGCAAAAAGTGTGGCTGCTTTATGAAAGTAAAAACAAAATTAGAAAAGGCAGTATGCCCACTAGGGAAATGGTAAAATGAAAACTCCTTATTTGCTAAAAACAGTTCTTCCACCAGCAGAACACTTAGAGTTACAAAACCTAGCAATGAATCTTTGGTCAACAGACAAGAGCACATACGATCAAGGATTTGGAAGACATCAATGGACAATTTGGGATAATACTCATGGACCTGCAATAGAACCACTTAGAAAATTTCATGAAATGCTTTTGCCATTAGCAAGAGAAGAGTTTGAGTCAGAGACATTGCTACCTTCATGGTGTGTTCTAAGTATTTATGAAGGAGAAAAAGCAAGACTTTGGAAGCACAAAGACGACAACGCCTGTACATATCATATAAACTATACAATTTTTCACAAAACGCCGTGGGATTTTTATGTCGAGGGTATAAAGTTTGAAGCAGAAGAAAACGATGCAGTAATATCGTATGGTAATGATCAAGAACACTGGAGAGAAGAGTTTCCAAATCCACAAAATAACCTAGTCGCTAACGCTTTCTTTTTTTATACAGAGCCAGACCACTGGTTTTTTAAACATGGGCCACAATATCTATACACAGATATTCGTAAACCAGTTGATAATGAAAAACAAAAAACAGAAGCCATGTAGATGAATAAGTTATTTTTTCAACTATATAACCCTACAGGATTAATAAATCAAGTTATGAGTTTAGAGTTAGCAGCAGGACTATCTCACGAACTCAACGTCCCAGCAATAATTCACTATGGCAAATATACTGCAGATAAAAAACTTTATAATACCGATAGTATTCCAATCTTTAGCCCAAGTAGATTTTACAATAAGCAAAGAGAAGGTTTTACAAATCCTGAACAGTTTCCTCATCTTTTAGATCTTATGGAATTTAATTCAAACTTAATTCTTATTGATGAAAAAATAGATACATTCAAACAAGAAGAGTTAGTTATTGATGATCTTTTAAATAATTTTTACTATAGTAATCAACAGGACATTTCTGATGATGAAAAGTATTTTGCAGAAGGAAGAAAAAGACTTCCTCTAGACAAGACTCTTCATTTAAAACTAACTTTGGGATGGTATTCAAGATTTTTTTATAAAAGAAACGAAAGCCTTGATAAGGCAATTTCTTCAGTTAAGTTTAAACAAGAATATGTTGATTTAGCAAATAAGATATATCATTCAATTGGAAATTTTCAAGGAATGCATTTAAGGCTTTCTGATCATGTCAAGATGTTTGAAACAAAGAAGGAAATGTTTGAGTTATGGCTAGATAGATTTGGACAAAATAATCTTCCAATAGTAGTAACAACATGTCAACCAGGACACAAAATGGTTCAAGACAATAAGCATAGGTTTATATTGCTAGATGAGTATATTGTAAATAATTTTAAAGATGAATTTATGGCTCTACCATTTCAAGACGAAGTTGTTTTTGGTCTTATCTGCAACTTGGTAATGCATCATGCTACAAATTTTGTTGGTACATCAGGAAGCACATATACTGCCTATATTCATAGAAATAGAAATCAAAAAGGAATTGAAACTTGGGACTTTTTTGATGATCCTCAGAAAGCAATAGGAAATCCTTATTCTTGGAATGACTACCAACTAGATAACGGAAGAAAAATGTGGTGGAGAGAGTGGCCAGAATCAAAATGCTAAAAAGAATTTTTTATAAGTTTAAAATGTGGAAAAAATATAAAAAAATTAAAAAAGGCGGATACATATACTAATGTTATTTGATATGTTTAGCCCAAGAGTAATTCCATACTGCGAAATTGATAGAAATAATCCTAATAAAAATTATTCCAGTTCCTCGTCAATATTCTCATCACATGCAGAAGTAGAAAGACCAGAGTACAACTATGTTTGGAATAGCGATGGACTAAGGTCTATAGAGTTTTCAACAAAACCAAAAGTTGTAGCCCTAGGATGTTCAATAACTATGGGTCAGGGAATGCCAGAAAACCTTAGATGGAGTAATATCCTTTCAGAAAAAATTAAAAAACCTATTGGTAACATATCTTATTCTGGAGCATCCGCAAATAAGTTAGTTTCTAGTTTTTTAGGAATGATTCATCAGTATCAATATAAACCAGAAATTGTTATTGCTCATTTTGCAAATTTTGAAAGATTTTATTTTGTTAGTCCAGATGGAGAAAAAATGCAAGAGTGGTTTATTAATCACAGTGCAAAAAAAACAAAAGCATCAGCACCTTGGAACTATGAAGAGATTTTGCCATATGAGTGGGTTTATTATCAAAATCTAGATCATATAAAAATGCTAGAAGCATTCTGTGAAACAAACGGAATTAAGTTATACTGGTCTTGCTGGTCAAATGGACTGACTGATGAACAAGAGCAGTTCTTGAAAGATAACTTTAGATACTATATACCAGATACAACAAAGAATGAATTCCCAGCAGATTTTGAACTTGGCTTTGTTGCAAACAGTGTTGCTGAACTTCCCAAACATTTTGAGATGAAGAATTGGCAAGGATGCCACAATAAATGGAAAGAGATGTATCCAGATATATTTGATTATGCCTATGACTATCATAAGATTGCTTACGACTATGGAAGACTAAAAGGTCCTGGAGCGCACTGGCCACACCCTGGATTGCATAAGCAGTTGCACATATCTGAGTTTTGGGAAAAGCAGATATCTGAACTAGTTTAAAAATATTGCTATATACTTTAATTAACGGAATTGTGAGGAAATAATGAAGACAGCCCTAGTACTTGGTGCAGGTGGTTTTATCGGAAGTCATATGGTCAATAGGCTTAAGTCTGAAGGATATTGGGTCAGAGGCGTTGACTTAAAGCATCCAGATTTTTCTAATACACAGGCAGACGAGTTTATTGAGCGAGACCTTTCTGTTTATGAAAATGTTGAAAAAGCAATTCAATTTAAAGGATATCAGGGAAATTTTTACAATGAGATTCCATATAAACTAATTACAGGTTTTGATGAGGTATATCAGTTTGCAGCAGATATGGGTGGTGCTGGATATATTTTTACTGGAGATAATGATTCTCAGATTATGGAAAACTCTGCTTTGATAAACCTTAATCTTCTTAGAGCCCAATCAAGATTAAATGCTAAATACAACATTAATAAGACAAAGATTTTTTATTCAAGTTCTGCTTGTATGTATCCTGACTATAAGCAATTAGATGTTGATAACCCTGGACTTAAAGAGTCTGACGCATACCCTGCAGATCCAGACAGTGAATATGGTTGGGAAAAATTATTTAGTGAAAGAATGTTTTTGGCTTTTAACAGAAATAATAAGATCCCAGTAGCAATTGCTAGATATCACAATATTTATGGGCCAGAAGGAACCTGGGATGGCGGAAAAGAAAAGGCACCTGCTGCAATCTGTAGAAAAGTTATACAGGCAGATGGTTTTATAGAAATTTGGGGAGATGGAGAACAAACTCGATCATTTCTATATATAGATGAATGCATAGAAGCAACAAGAAGGCTTATGCAATCAGACTTTACTGGACCAGTTAATATAGGGTCTGAAGAGATGGTTACCATTAATCAGTTAGTTGATATTGCATGCAGTGTTGAAGGCAAGGTTTTAAGTAAGATGCATATACCTGGTCCTTTAGGAGTTAGAGGCAGAAATTCTAACAACGATATGGTTAGAGAAAGACTAAATTGGGACTATTCAATGTCACTTAAAGAAGGAATTGAAAAAACCTACAAGTGGATACTTGAAGAAACAAAAAAGAACCCCTCCTAAGAGGGGTCCTAATTTTGTATATTACTTAGGGAATTTAGACATCCAGTATTTGGTTCTTGGGGTAATACCCTTCCAAGAAGACCAATCTTCTCCACCATTAGTCATATAGTATGCAATTTCAGCATTTTTTACAGGATTGAATAACTCAACATTAGAATTAAGATCAAACTTGGTTCTACGATCAGGACCAAGGTCATCAATCATATTAATTTGAAACATTCCATAAGACGAATCACCAGTCTTACGGTTGTCGCTAAAAGCAAATGGTCGTCCATTAGATTCTTTCTTTGCTACTGCCCAAGCAACAACAAGGTCTTTACCCTTGAAGCCAACTAGAGATAGGAGTTCTTTAAGTTCTAAATCGGTTAGAGATGTCTTGTTCTCAAAACTCTCTAGTTTTTTTGCTTTAGAAACCAAAAAAACCTCTTTCGAGGCGGTTTCCGATGTCTGAGCCTGTTCAAGGCTAAGATTGTTCTTAGTATCTAGTTCTGGGGTAGC